AAAGCTTATTCTAAGTGCCAGAACTAAACCCGGTGAAACCTGGGAGGATGCCTGGTTAATCCTTTATTAAACACAAAAGAAAGCGAAGAGCATAACTATCACGTACATCCAATGAAGGAAGACATGAGAGGCTCAAGAAAACACACGAAAGCAATTTGGCATAACAAATGACGTACAACTCAACAAAGAGATAACATCAGGAGGCACTAAACTACAAAAGCACATAAAAGTAGGCTATCATACGGTCTACAAGCGTGTGGCGTCGTTGTTCTGCCACTGAACCTCACTATGCCTGGTATTCCAGAACGCTAGCGGCTGCTTGCTTACAGCTTACCTAATAACCCGAGGAGGGGTCCAAAGATCCAACTAATTAAAGTCAGCCTCAACACATGGACAATGAAGAGGTAAAAGTAACCAAGGGACTGATTAAGGACCCTAAACCATGTAGTTCCATGGTAGTGACACATAAAGTTCACCGGCTTGCCTTTTCAAAGCCCATCTGGGCCAGGGATATTCTCCTTGAGAAATGCCTAAGAAAAGAAGGGAGGAAGAAGAGCGAATCACCAACCCTTAGCTGCAGTGACTGCCTCCAGAAGTCCTTTATCATTATCCCCAAAATATGCTGCCATGTACTTTGAGTGACTAAAGGACTCACGATACATAGAGGCATAAAAGGCGGCAACCCAATGAACTAAAGATTGGTCTAAAGCCCCAGCAAAATAAACCTCATCGGAACGCTGATGTACCCTCTTCAGTGAATTTCTTACTGTGCTTCGGAGAGGATAACGAGAGCCCTGTGGTGCCTGAATAAGGAAGCAACCATTGGCATTCCTAAGCTGATTCGGACAGTTAGGACCACACCAAACCACAGTTGGCACCTCATTGGGTTTCCACTTGAGGCATGTCTGAGCTGGAACAATATGTACATTCGGGGCAACATCCGAAGCAGCATCTTTCAGAACCACAATCTCTGGCTCCTCCTTTTCAAAGATAGAAGCCACAGTTTTCCCGGATAACCAGGAACGCTCCAACTCTTCAAAAGAGTAGCTAGTTGGATGGGGAACTCTATTCTCAGCACATAAAGAGATAAGATCTCTCCTCCACTTGCAATACAGCTCTTTATCACCATAGTGGAAAAGTTCTCTCAGGAATCCCTCTACATTATTCTGGGTTGCAGCAGCATTTGTCATATTTGTCTCACGAACCCAGTGTAATGACTCAGAGAGAGAGAGCCATGAAAGAGGTGCCAGATAACGATCTCCTCGAGCTTTGAAACATCGTTTCAGGAAATCACACTTCTCCGGTGGGTTAAACTCAGGTAGGATTTCCTTATTCTTATCAGAACCATCCTTCAGGGTGAAACCAAAACCTGCCAGAAATGCAGATAATTTCTTCAAGTTGAAATCCTCAGCGGCAACCTGTTTCACACTAACTAAATTGTCATCCCCAACCACAGCGAGCTCAACACAATCTGTGAAGAAAAGGGAGGAACTAGCCATCATGTGCTCCCAACTCCATCTAACCAAAAAGTGGTTGACCAATGAATTAACTATAACCGTAAGGGCGAAACCGGGTGGAATGCCCCCTGAGACCCGATAAAGACCAATACCCGCCACACCAAGCCTCGTTGTTGCTGCCAACATCAAATGGAGCCTTCTTTCCCGATGCTCATCACCGTAAAGTTTTGTGATTCTATTGGAAATTTCAATCAGAAGGCACCGTGGTGTGACACCATCAAACCGGGAATAATCCCCATTGAACCAGTTGGTTCCTTTGGCATGCATCTTCTTTCCAAGGATTGTCCAGTCATAACCAAGAGGGTTGATTCCCACTTTTGTTGGTATGCAATTGTGTAACTTCATTAGCTCTGCAACAAAGGAACCAAAATACTTTCGCACCAAGTAATTATACTCCATCGGGAGAATGGTAAAGAGGCGAGTTTTAACATCTTGGTATATCTTGGAAAGTGGGAGTCTCTCATCTTTGGCAGTATCCAATCCAACAATACAGGGTATTGTGGTTGCACTCAGAGCATCCAAATCCAATATCCTTTGGTACATAGGAAGATTACGATTCAACGTGTAGCATCCAGGCAGGCCAAGAAGAAATCTTTCCTTTCCTGCCTCACCATTTTTCCTGTTCAAAACTTCTGGCCAGCCTTCACTGGTTGAGACAACCATCCCACGGTACTCATTATCTCCGTTCACTCCATTGAGATTCTCATCTTCCGAGAGTAAATGACACTTACTCTGGATGCCACCAGGAAGGTCAAAGATACTATCCCAAGTCACATTCCAAATTTTCTCCTCTTCATCTGTAACTGGGCTCATGTCTGCAGCAACAGCTTTGTACTTCATCATGCCCTTCTTGAAGATATCCAGATTGCGATCTTTAAGGCGAGTATCCCGATTGCTGATGATGGCAGGCTCTGTTTTCCTCTTCTCTCCAACCAGCTTTTCCAAACCATCCGAAATGGAGCTCTTATGAATCTCACTACTTGTGGCCTGGCGAGGGGCTTGGGAAGGAAGTAGGAGTCCTTCAGGGAAAACTGTCTCAGCATCAAAAAATTCATCCCCAGATAAGCAACCCGATGCCTGAATACGGTCAGTCTCAAGAGGGTGTTTAATATCCCCGAGCAGCAAACTAGCCTCGAGATATTCCTCTTTTGTGAGCAAGCTACCAGAGCCAGCTATAATAGTATCCTTCTCAGTAGCTGAGAAGTGGTGAACCACATGGATAGAAGCTATCTTTAGGCCCTTTCCTTTACCATAGTTAGCAACAAGGGGTGTGCCACACTGTGAAACATAGAAAAAATCATTCCGATAGCCAGTACCGGCATCATCACAGATAGTGTACCTCACACACTTGTTGAGCCCAACCCCCTTAAGAAAGGCGGCATCGTAAACATCATGTGTATCGAGGAGAGTATAGTCCGCCTCTTCTCGAGCTACTTCCAAGACTCCATTCCGTTGGAAAACCATTTCCATAAACCACCCGGAACCTGCCATGAACGGATCATGAGAGGCAAGCAACCATTTTTCCAGCTTGAGAACTGGAAAGGACACAAAAGTAGGAGGAAAGTCAACAATAACCAAATCCTTCAATCCTATCCGCTGGAATTTGCAGTTCTTTCGATTAACGGTGAAAGGAAAGGTTTTCGAGAGAGAACCCACTTTGTAACAACCACTATGTAGTTCCAGCCAAACATGATAGACCATTAAAACCCTAGTACCACCAAGGGCTATTCCTCGATAATGATGATCAGGAAAGTCGATACTGGTGAAACCGACCAAATGCTTGGACAGTGATGCCAGCTCAGTTTCAACATCTTGGGGCTTGGCTTCCAGAGCTCCCGGACCTGAAGCCTCTAACAGGTAACGTCTTCTCTCACGCCCAGAGGCTGTTCGCCTTGTTTCCTGATCCTGTGAACTCGATAACGAACCCGAGGCTCTCATAGTTCCCAATGCTGCAAATGTCATCAAGGAAGGAGCAGAGTACAAGCTCTTTAACCAACCCAAAATTGGGAGACCCACAAAGTACAAAGCACCAAATCCCAGTAAAAGTTTTACCAGAAAGGGGGCATCAGATATAGCTCTACAAGCTCCTTGTGCTAGCTCCTTAGTCACCTGAAGAAAACCACGCTTGCTGGTTTCGAGTTGGGCCTCCGTGACCTTAGGCTTCAAAAATCGTCCAATAACCTTTGCCCGTTGCGAACAGTTAAAGTAAGGATTGGGCTGCTCAAACGGATCTGTTCCAAGACCAAAGTGATTCTTCAAATTGACATAGGCAGCCTTGGGTAGAAGCATCTGAAGCCTCTGCGTTATCATTTGTGGATCAAGGCGCGAGTGGATGATATCTGCATCAGTTTCGGATAATTCTACTGTCATTTCAGTGAATTTCTCTTCATCATAGTACGTCACCATTCTCCCCTCGATACATTTAAGCATACAGAAGGGAATAGTTATACCAGCCGTCTTGAAACCCTCCTCAGCTTCAGCAGCAATCTGGTCAGCTGCAGCAAATATTTGTGTATGAGGAGCATCACGCAGATCAACTTGCTCTGAGAAGTGGTCCTTTGATTGATTTACCACATACTGCATGAATTGGTCATAATTCATCACCTGGAAACGGTCATCTCTAGCATATGGCTCATTCTTCTGGTGAATCGTGAATCTGTATCTGTCACGATAGCGGCCACCTTCTACTGCTGTAACCTCGGCCAAGATCAATCGCCTGTTCTCAAATGCTTTTTTACAATGAATAACAGCAGACGGAGTTAAACCAGCTTGATTGGCTGTAATGAACACAAAATCTGATGTACAGCAGGTATTCCCCTTTGCTTCCAAATTTGGCATATTCAGGGGTAAGGGAGCAGGGGCTATCAGTCTTATAATCTCCGCTTCATCAAAATGACCACCCTCAGAGACAGCTCCAAAATCATCGTACAAAACAGCACTCTGATTCTTGTAACAGGACCAGAAAGAGTCACTACCATTACGGGAAAAAACCCTACCAGTCTGTGCATAATCAAGAGAATCTAGAACATCATCAATCAAGTACTGTGAGCAAACAGATTTCCCAACATGAGAATCACCATAAAGCCAAATGCAAGCAGGCGTCTTCCTCCATTTACCAACGGAAAGAGCTTGTTGGCATTCCACTAAAGCTCTATCCAAGGATTGCAGAAGGCTATTGAAATGTGTTATATAAGCCCCAGGAACCTTTCGCGAGTCCATCTGAAGGATGAGCCGATCAGCCTTATCCTTGCAAGCACGGAGTCTCTTAAGACGCTCTTGAGGACCCAGGAAGATTGAGGTAGGAGTCGCTGTTGTTAGCTCCAGAACCTCAGCACGCCAAGCCTGGAAATCCACACCAACTGTGGCATAAATATAATCCAGAAACTCACTCTTCTCACCAGTGATTGTGTAGAAGACCTCCTGGGTGCCACCAACAATATCCTGGAAAAAGCGTCCAGCAGCATCTTGGCCCCCTTGAATAGTAATCAGATCCTTCGCACATGATAGAGTTTTTGAAACTCCAAACATGGAAAGGGGACACAAGAGGAGCAAGATCTTCCAAATAAAGCCAGATCCAAAGAGCATTCCAGGAGAAGAGGCCTCACTTGCACCCACCTCAAAGGCTTGCTTGAAATTAGCGCACTTCTGTGGGGAGAGTAAATCCTTCATATGAGTAAGATCAATAACACATTCAGGAACATAATGCGGTGAAGCTAGTAACTCTCGAACCCACTCCTCTTTGTCAGGACTTTCCTCCACCAAAACCTCAATGATTTGCTCATCAATGCATTTAACTTCAGAAGGTTTATCCCAATTCTGAACAAGGTCCCAAATCTTGGTTGACCTCTTGAGGGCACCCATATGAGCCTGCCCCAAGAATGTAACAAGAACATACACACCAAGGCCGATTGCAGCGCCCGTCAAAATGGCAAGTGGAATACCAAATGACTCAACAATAGTCTTCAAGCCCTTCAGAGAACCCAGGAAAAGAAGGAGACCACACACATACAATAGGGGCTGGAGAAGAGCCTTTAATATTTCACCACGCTTCTCAATCATATCTTCAAGTGCTTTAAAAGCCCAATCTTTGGCCTTAATGATTAAATCCCAGACAAATGAGGCAGCATTAATTATAGGACCAATAAGTTCCTTCAGCTTAGTCATCACTCCATCGAGGAAGCCAAGAGTTGCCTGCTTCGAGAAATAGCGCAGTGGATTCCAACCACTCGCTTGCAAAACCCCAGATTTCCTCCTCTTTGGGAAATCAACTAACCAACCTGGTAATGGAGCGTTTAAAACCACCATCAAGTGCTTAAGTTGATCTCCTTGGATGAATGGTGCGTATAGACAGTATCTTAGATCACAACGCCAATCCTCCAAAACAATCATAGTTGGCACACCATTCAAGTTGAAATACTTCTTATTTGGAAGTGCTTCTTTCTCATAGTATGCAAACAATGCACGTTGAATGTCCAAGAGAAGATCACCTGTTGGCTCCACCTGATACTGAATCATAAGCTCCAGAGGAGTTTTCCCAATTAAGGGGAGTTTCTCACAAACAACTGCCTCATCGATAGCAACTCCTCTTTTAAACCAACATCCGGGGAGACAGCCATCAATGAACCAAGTCTCTGTGTAGATTGTGCCTGAAGGCTGAATTTGATACTCTGTGTCACAACAATCCACAAAATCAATATCATGTTTCTTATTGTGGAACTTATCAAGAGGAGCTACTGGGAGATAGTCCTCATCCTCAGAATCGTAGCACCATTTGGTACCAGACAGATAGGAATTGGCAGATTGAAGAACAGTATCTGGGGAGATGGGTCTCTCAACAGCAGGCTTTTCCTTAGCTTGGTCATAAGCTTTCTGAGCTAGGGCAACAGTTCTTTTCTGCTTTAGAGCACGAATCTCTTGAGCGAGGGCAATTTTAGAGTTGAGATACTCCTCCAAATATTCCTCGAGATCCTCTTCAAAATAAACCCATTCAGCCCACTCATCAGAAAGAGCTTGGGTCATTTCATCAACGTCCTGCAATGTTAACTTTAAATCCAATGATCCCTTAGTCGATTCAGTGAAGCCCGCAGAAACAAACCTACCAAGGCCCTTAGAATGGTCTGACCAGAGATCGTCAGAATCAAATCGGTACTTGAGTCCATCGCCACCGAGACCAGTGTAATCGAAGGTTGGTGATCCGAAACCACCACCCACAATAGCAGTTCTAACCACAGAAGTTAGAACCTCCGCATCATACTTGCGATCAGTAGTAAGGAACTCGCGCTGAGTACCCTTAACTTTCTCATTCTGGAATGCGGCATAGTCAGCTACATCCAAGCCAGGTGCTTGGTATATGGGCCTTGAGATATAAGAATCTCCAGGACCATAAGTAATATGGTGGGCAAAACAAAGAGTTATGGGATCTCCAGAGAACCCTTCAGTAAACTCAAAGAGATCTGACATAAATGTCATCTCCATATCCTGCTCAGTCAGGAAATCATCACAGGAGGACTCCAGTTCCTTCCTATCAGCCTCAACTTTCAAATTTCTCTCTTTAGCAGAAGCACAGCGCCCTGTGCTAACAAGGCCACCAAGTTGACCACCAGAGTCCCGGCAGTTATACTTCCTGTAGTGGCACTTCCTCTCCTGAGCATCAGGAAAGCTAGCAAAACAAATTCCACACAGTTTGGGCTTATCAGCACCACCACGTGAACCTCGTGAGTAACCCATGGAAAATTAAAATGGTTAAACAGAGAGTAAGATAAAAGAAAATGTTGTTTGAGTTAAGACTCAAATTCCACAAGGAAAGCTGTATAACCGCAGCACAACAAAAGAACAATACTTGTCAAAACAAGCAATAGCAAGGAACAGAACAAACTGGATAGGCCCAGCAGCTAGTGAAATGCGAAAGGGGTCTGTATCAAAATACAGGATAGCTTTAGAAGAAATATTTAGTAACAAAGTTCGCAGATTGCTTTTCAA